AGTCACGCAAAGAACTATCACCACTTTTCGATTCATTCATCTTAGATACTAAGAATCCTCATTATTATTTAGGAACCCCTGTTTTAATAATTTAGACAGTTCAGATGTAGACCCTACAAACAATGCGTTATTAGTTACATTATTATTTGTAGTCTTGGTGGATTCATCCTCCAAGTCTTTTACTTTCTTCTGTAAGTCTGCTAACTTATCAGTTGTATCAGCAACACTCTTGATTAACTGACCAGCAACTTCATATGCTCTAGGACTTGCACTTTCTCCTGCAAGTTCCATGATACCATTGATTGCTTCTTGACCCTTTTCGATTAATGAATATAGATTTGCTCTTGTATATTCATAATCTTTTTTGATATCATCGACTTGTGGTTTTTCCTTTTTAATAGGTGCTTTTTCGACTTCCACAATATCACTAGTAATATTCAAAGCTTCATCAATAGGGTCAAAGTTAGACATTACTTAATATCTTCCTGTCTTGTAGGACTATATGTAGAAGAGTCACTGAAGAATGAGGTGGTCTCAGAGAATCCAAAATCATCTTCGGGTCCAGCATTGATTGGGTCTGGTGTAACTGTGTATCTTACTTCTCGCTTCGCAGTCTGAGTATTTGTATCTGCATAAGTATCGACTTGAACCTTCTTGATAAGACCTTCGGAAGATTCTGCGACAGGACCAAACAAATAAGTCTTTGCTGTAAACTGTAAAGTATATATTAAAGCGCGGCGTGTAGAGAAATCTCCTTCATAATCATCTTGGAAAGAAATACTATCCAATACAACAGGAATATCTTTCTTTTCGTTGATAGCGTCTACTAAATCAACAGTTAGATTGAATGATGGTTGGAAGTATGGTAAAATCTGTTCAATAATTTGAAGTGAATCATCATTCAACTTTGTTAAAATATTAAGTTCAAATCCAATATTATATGGAACGGGCATGAAGACTTTCTTCATCTTCGAATCCTTACCCACTGCTTTAAAAGTCTGAGTAATACCAGTCTTTCTTGTTGGGTCATAGGTAAGTGAATTCATCTCAAATGACATTCTCGGTAATGTTATTTGAGTTGCCTTATTTAAATCTGCTTGTTGCTCTAATCTGGCAAGGAACTTTTGCATAGGACCGTATGCCAGAGGAACTTTCATTTGACTAATACTAGAACCATTTTTATCTTGATGTCTAATATTGATGTCATTAAAAACAGTTCCAAACGCAATAATAGTGCGTCTAATAATTTCGTGATAATAATAAGTTCCTAGCATTAGAATGTACCGAATGGATTAGATTGTGAAAAGTCAAGTATTAAATCTGCTTCTGCTTCAATTTCTTCATTTGAAGCATACTCATCATATATATCATCTTTATTATATGAACCAACTGCGTATGCAGTAGATGATGCGGCTCCCGTAACAATTTCTCCTGGTGCGAAACCTCTGGCAGTTGTTCCAATACCAACATTTGATACTTTGAGTATCTTGGTATCGAAATCCCAATCCTTGACTCTTCCTTGTGTTCCAGAGATAGAACCATTGACCAACTCATTGAAATTGTAGTTACCGGTGGTGCTAATAAATGGTGGATTGTCAATTGTAACTGTAACAATACCAACCAATCCTGATCCAGGATCAGTAATTTGAATAGCACTAACAGCAAGACCAATAACAGAGTCTTTCATTATTGCTACTGCTGTTGGAGTAGAAACCCCCGCACCAGTATTTGTTGTAAATGTAATATTTGGTGCTACTGTATAACCTCTTCCTTCTTCAATAACACTTAAAGCAGTTACGCCATTTGTACCCGTTTCAATATTGCAAGTAGCAGCTGCACCTGTACCTCCCCCACCAGAGATAATTATAGTAGGAATTGATGTATATCCATTACCAGCATTAGTTAACCTAATACTTTCAATAGAATGAACACCACCACGAACTGTTGTAATAGCAACTGCCGTAGCATTGACATTACCAGCACCAGATGGTGCTGTTCCAATCGCTACGGTAGGCGGAGATGTATATCCAGAACCATCATCATTCAAGAATATGTTTCTAAGATATCCACTATTTGCTATTGCAGTTGCTGTGGCGGTTACACCAGAACCAACCAATTGTAGTGTAGTGATATATCCTTCTTCTTGAACCTGAGTATCAATCTCTTCAATACCAGTATCCAATACTTCATCTTCATATTCAAAGAGTTCGCATTGAATTTCATAAACATAAGTTTTACCTAACTGATAGAAAGGTTTCTCATGCTCTACAAATTTAATTTCAAATAATCTTTGACCCAATGGGAAATAAACTAAATCACCTTCTCTTGGTCTTGTAGATAATTCTACTTCATCATCAGATTCTGATTCAAGAAAGGGGGAAATAAAATCTTCAAATCTTTCTTTTGAAATAGTTAAAACTACTTCATCTCTCAAACTTAGTCCAAATTTTGTTAATACATCTCCTGCACCAGAATATCCCTCATATGTGTTAACATATGCTTCTAATGAAAAGTTGTCATCAAACTTAGAAGATTGAACTTCTCTAATAATGGTTTGTTTTCTAACAAATTTTCTGGGTATATAAGTTACTTCGACGCCAAAAATTTGCAGTTGCTCATTTATGAGATCCTGTATCAATCTTTGTTCTGATTGTGCTCCCTGTTGGAAGAAAGGATTAAGTGCCATTATCCAATAAAGTCGAGGGGTGGTAATTCATAATCCATACTCATTTTATTCCTTATCTCATCTAATTCCTTTTCAGCATCTTCATAAATTTCTCTACCATTTAATTCAATTCCACCAGGAAGTTTAACTCCCCTAAACTTAATTAAGTTTTGACCCCATTGTCTTTTAATAAGAGCAGTAAGATATCTCTTTACAAAAGAATCATTATATATTTTAGCAAAATTAGATGGATCTAATGCTCTGAAACAATCAATAACTAAAAAGTCACCAGCGGTTAAATCTCCCCAATCAGTATCCAAATAAAGTCTATTTTGATTCTTTGTAAATCTTACTTGCTTATCAGTTGTCAACAAATAATCAATATCAGATAAGTAAGTTTTTACCATAGAGTATTGAAGAAGATCAATAGAATCAAAACGATACATATCGTTTAAGAACAATTGATACTTAATGCTGAACATACTACCAGATATTTCACTGGTATTAAACTTAAAGACCTTTTCTACTCCTATTACAGGATCTGGAACTTGAATATAGTTAGAATTTTCGTAAAATGTTGATGTAACACTACCCGCTCCACTATCAGTAGAAGTTCCAGTTGTTGTTACAATACCAACACCAGTTTTGCTATCAACGGACCCATTTTTTAATCCACGAGCTCTGTTGATGTCATTTTGAGAAACCTCATATTTGAGATACATTCTCTCAACACCATCAAAGTGTCGTTCGTTGAATAATTGAATAGCATCATCGACTAGATCATCTATTTGATCATCGTCAACATTAATCTCCAATACAGGAGCACCCAATCTTCTTAAACAATAATCTATTAGTCCTTGTCTTGTTGTTGGTTTTGCCATTTGTCTATCTATTCAGCAGTAGATTGAGTATTATCAAATTCTTCTTTTAAAGTTTGATAATCAAGTAGCAATGATTTTAATTTTGCTTCTAATAATATATTTTGATTTGTTAATTGTGAAACTTTTTGATCATAAATTTTAATCAATTCATTCACTTCAATACTAACTTCTTCCATTAATAGGATCCTCCGTCCAAAATATTAGTCCAAGTAGGAACATTAGATGAATCAGTAGTCATCACAAAATTTGATGTACTGATTCCAGAACCTGGTGATACAGTTGATGTTTGAAGACCATCTACATCAAAGTAGACCATGCCATTCAAGTTGTAATCACCAGTTTGATAATATATTCCTTTAATATCTAGGTAACCTCTGGTTCCGGTTACAACGTCACTTGTGATTGTTGCATCGGGAATATATGTCCAGGATCTTTGAACTGCTGAACTTCCAGTATTTGTTCCATCAATGTAACCAAAGAATCCTTCTTTTGCATTGGAAGAACCTTCACTTGTGTTATAAAGGAATGCAACACCTCTATCAGTATTTGTATCTACATTAACTGTAAAAACTAACTGAGTTTGTGCTGCTAATCCAACAGTTATGGGGTTACTTATTGTAACCTCTTCAGTTGATGCATTAATATTTAAAATAGTAGTTCCTGCACCGATAGCAGCAGGACCAGATACTAGATCATTAACATGTAAACCTGTAACATTATCAAGTTTTACTGTTGAAATTCCAGGAGATACCTCAATTGGGATGGTCTCCATTACAGTTTTTGATGCAGTGGTTAATCCCAATGTAATTATTGGTTCATTAACCGTCAAATCATTTGAATGAACTACTGTTGTAGATCCATCAACTTGTAAACTACCTTTTATAACAACTAATCCATCACTATCCAATCCATCGGGGAATGGGTCAATATACAATGTATTTCCACTTGTTGTTTTAATAAGATTGGTTTGAATGCCAATATTATTAATACTAGTAGGATAATTTATGGTAACTGTATTATTAAAAGTAGTTGGGGAATTTATTGTGCTCCCACTACCATTAATAATTACTTTTCCATTTCCATCAGGAGTTAAATTAATATCACCATCAGTGTCAGTTGATGATATAACATTTCCATCAAGTCTTAAATTATCTACATTCCATTGATCAACCTTTCTATCACTATCAAGAACTGCAACAAATCCACCATCACTATTAATATTATTAGTAACAGCAGCAATAGAACCAGGAGTGTGGTCCATCATTGAGGTATAATATCTACCTCCAACTGGAACTATATTTGGGTTGCTAATATCATCATGACCAATAAAAAGTCTATCTTTATATTGATCTGATCCCCCAAAACTTCCAATACCAGATATATGTGCTAATTCACCAAATGCTAACGATGAGGGTAAAGCACTTCCAACTGATCTTCTAAGTTGAATTTTTGTTGCCATTAGAAGACTCCGCCATTAATGGTCAACGTTTGAGTATTTCCTGTTGTTAAAGTATTGGTTCCTTCAAACTTTTGAGTTGTGGAATTATAAACAATTACCATTCCATCAACTGGATTGACGATTGAAACATCGCTCAAATCCGCTAATGAACCTCCTTGAGCACCACCTAATGTTGATACTACTTTAACCGCTGGTTGTTGTCCTACTCTTACTTTAATATCTGCCATAAACTAGACATAAGGACCTAGTATGTATTTATATTAGAACTAGCCTATCCCTATCTTTGCCACTACCTCTTGCTGCTTAAAATAAAGTTTTACATAGCATTTTGCAAGATCTTTTAAAACATTAATATCTCCAATTTCATCAATGTCTCTTGCCATCTTTTCATAGGCAAAAGACTTATTCATTGTTTCTAACTCGATATTATTTGGATTTAGGTCCATCTAAAATCTCCTTTAACATAGATTTAAGTTCATCTATTTCTTTTCTCATATCAGAAAGTTCTTTTTTTTGAGCTTTCTTTCTTTGAATAGATGAGACATACTGGTTGTAAGAATTAGTATCGGTATTAATTATGGCACCAGTTTTTTCATCTCTATATAGATGCTGGTGCCCTTCAACTCTAATCATCTTACCGCAATTGTTCTTAGATCTTTGATTTTTGGTGGATGTGCCTGACTGGTTGATGCAAGGATTAGTTTTACTCTATACCCAACAAACAATCCCAGATTGTTAGCAGTAAATTCATATTCTAAGAATTGATTTTCAAGACTTGCTGGAACAAATACATCTGGTCTTCCACTGTTCTTTAATGGATCAACAACAACAAGTTCGCCAGCAGAATTTAGTGTAGTATTATCATATCCAGGGAATAATTCAAATTCTTGTTCCTGTTCTTGGGAATCTGCTCTAACCAAACTATACAGTGCTCTAATGTCAGCAGTAGAGTGCCTATAACCAGCGATGATAAGTTTCAGAGAAGATGCTGGTTGTGCCAAAGAAACTGTATTGGAAACATAAATTCCAGTATTAGGATCAAATGCGAGTGAATTAACTCTACCATCAAGAGAATAATCTGTGACAGGATTATTTACACGACTGTTTCTGAACTCAGTATATGCGGCATCTGTATAGATGATTGGTGAAAGATTATTATCAGTTGTTGAGAGATTGATAGCAGTAGTAAATGATTTGTTTCTGGGAAGATCGGTCAAATACTGATTCTCATTTACCTCAGAAGCAACGATTCTTGTAGAATTTAAAACATTGACTTTATTTAATTCTACATTTTCAAATCCGTTATCCAAGAAAGATATTTCAGTGCCATCTACACTAGTTCCAGAAACTGTTCTAACCTTAGCAGAAGCAGAAGTGCTAGAACCAGGTGTGGCAATATAATAATTTGGAATCAATGATCCATATTGAATGTTCTCAGATGCTTTTGCTTCTAAACCACCAAGATCTGCTCCATTATCGAACGAAAGTTCAGGTGCTCCCACAGGATTATTATCAACACTTCTATTGACACCATTTTGAGTTCTATCAATCTTAACATTATAATGATCCATTCCAATATCAATAGAACTAATATCGTGTGTCGTATTAATTCTTCTCAGAGAGACTCCATTTAATTCATACTTAGATACTGTAAGACCTGATTGGTGAGTGATCGCTAATGTAGAATCGGTTCCTCTACCACTAGTTGCAATTTCAAGAGTTCCAGCATTTACAGCGTCATATGCGATTATTTCATTTTCAATCAGCACATATCCTGGATTGGAAGCACTTACTGCTAGACCTTCAAATGTAGCAAAGTTTGTAGAATCTGCAACAGCAATAGTGTCAACTTCTTGTGAACCTAAGTTAGCGCTAAGAGTTGTTGTAGGAACATTTGTTTTGACATCACTTATAACAAGTTTATTACTTGATGAATACATTCCATGATCAAAATGATTTACTCTGATATATTCACCAGTAGATGCTCCACCGTCTTCTGTATATGTGCGAATAGTAGTAGATGCCAAAGAAACTACTGTACCAGCATCATTACGGAAACTTACACCAGCTCCAATACCAAATGTTTCACCCTTAACATTAGTAAGATATAAAGTATCAACACCTTGCTTGGAGGTGATGGTGATTTCACCACCACGACCTCTATTAGCAGAAACAGAGGAAGTGACAATTCCGACCACATCACCTTGATTATATCCATTACCTGCTTCTACTATCGAAACAAGGGAAATTTCGCCAGTGGCATCAGCGCTAATATTGAGG